TCGATTTGAAAGATGAAATCCGTGGCGGCGGGCTGGTCACACTTCAAGCGTTCCACAACCGATTCCGGAGTGTCTGTCTGCCAACGATGAAAGCCGGACTCGGCGTCATAGTAAAATTTGGTAAATCCGCGCTCCTCAAGCTGCTCATCAGTCAGCCAGCGATCAGAGCGATTCTTATATTCCTCGCCTAACAGGGCCTCAATATAGGCGTCAGGATTGTCCTGCGCTTCATCCTGCGACCAGACAGAGCACTCGCCAAGAACGCGATATGTGGCGACCTGTCCGTGATAGCCGGGATTGAGTTCGTGGACCTTGCCATTGTCGTCGGAAATCAGTTCGTCATCGAACCGCAATTGCATTCCCTTGCTTTCCATCATGGATTGGAGACGGCCCCATTTCTTGCTTTCCAGCGTCTCGCCTGCGGGAGCGGGCCAAATGCGCCACAGATCGCCGACATAGACGCGACTTTCATCCAGATAATGGACTCCGTAGAATTGGATTTTATCGGATTCTTCAAGAGCCTTCAAAAGGGAATTGAGAGTAAACATGTCTGCGATCTCCGTTGTTGACATGTCCACATTATCGCATTTTGCGAGTGATGCAAGTGGAAAGATTTGGAATGGTTAACGGCGGGCCGGTGACATGGCGCGGGCGTTAACCTTAATAATTAGGGTTAACGCCGGTCGGTCGTGAAAAGAGGCGCTTGCGCGCCTCGATCCAGATCAGTTGAAATAATAGGTATTGCCTTCGATCTCGACCGACGAAAAGTCGCTCTTGAGTTCTTCCGCCGCCTGTTTCCAGTCGATGCAGGTGAAAGGCCAGCGAAGCGAACCACGGCCGGGCATTTCGCAAACGTCGTGCGCGTATTCCTGCGCGTAAGTCTCGAAATAGTCGTCGGCGATCAGGGAGACGCCATGCATGAAATCGTCAATCTCGTTTTCCAGATTGGTTAGCATGTCAAGTTCCTGCTGCTCCGGCAGGGAAAACTCGTCCTGTGCGTCCTTGAGGTCTTGCAGCGCCGTGGCGACGCGCTCACGCGCTTCATCAATCGACTCGTCTTCCGGGTTCATCAATGCGAGTTCGCCTTGTGCGTCCTCGTATTCCTCCTGTGCCGCATCGACGGCCGATTTCATCATTTCCAATTCATCCTTGCGCAGGTAGAGGGCGCGGCTGTCGATGATGTCGTCGTTATAGTTGAAATCCATCTGTCTAAATCTCCGTTGTTGACTAGGACACAATATCGCATTGTGCGAGACATGCAAGCGGATAATGAAACAGGGTTAACGCGGTCCGAGGACAGTGGACAGGTGTTAACCTTAATGATTAGGGTTAACGCCGGGGGCGGAAAAGAAAAGAGGGCCAAAGGCCCTCACCATGGATCGTCCATCGGTGGGAGGGGTGCGGATGGTGGTCCGGCCGGTTGATCGTAATCATCCTCCTCCGGATGCGGGACAGGCGGTCCCTGATAAAAGGGATTGGCGTACCACACATCACGATCCGATGCGATCCAAGCCCGCTCCGGATGCTCCCGGCCGATCTCCCGTGCGCCTTCCCGATCCCATTCCGAGTCCGTCGAATAATGAAAATCCAGATGCTCCTCAAGGCCGGTCAGATAATCTTCCATGTCCGTCTCTCCGTTGTTGGTGTCCCGATAATATCGCAAAATAAAAGGCGGTCAAGAGACCGCCTTTCGTTTTGTCGGGAATGGTTAACGCTTACAGGGCGATCTCCATCAGCTTGCCGGTGGTGGTTTCCAGCGTGATCCGCTCATCCGCGTTTGGCAGGTCGCGGGCGATCTCGGTCAAACCGCCAGCCAGACCCCACATGGAATTTGGTGCGCCGTACCAGTCTTCACGCTTCTGGGCGAGTTCATAACCGGCCGTGACCAGTTTCTTGGAAAGACCGGCGATCCGCAGTCCCATGACCTTATCAAGGATTTCGTCAAGGTTCTTGCCGACCGTGTAAGAGCGCATTTTTTCGACGCGCAATTCGTCTTCCGTCGCCGATCCGTCAGCATATGCCTTCAATTCGGCTCGCAATTCGTCAGTTGCCAGACCGTCCGCGTTTCCGACGTGGCGGATTTTAACTTCCTTTATGCCGGAAGCGCCCCAAACCATATGATTCCCGCACACATAATTATAGTAAAATGCGAGGATCTTGAAGCTGGCCGCGCCAGTTTCAGAGTTAGAGACAAAGAAGCCTCTTGAGAGACCGCCGCCCGGTCCCTTTTCAAATATCCGGCGATCATTGTCAACCATAAATGCGAACATGTCGCGGTCGCCGAGATAAAGGCCGCGCGATCCGTCGAAAGCGGCGGGTGCCGGTTGCCACGGAGTCGTTTCTTCCAGTTCGATCAACCGGGATGTGATGTCGGAATTCCAAATCCGGGTGTATTTGGTCGAGGTCAGCGCCCGCAGCGTGATCATGCCGGAGTGTTCGCGCTTGAACAGCATCTTGTTGTCGCGGTCGCGGTCGCCGGTCGATTCCTTGATCCCGTGGTTCAGGCAGTCCGCCGCCATTTCGGCAGGCAGGCGCTGCAAGTAGGATGCAGGCGCGTCGGCGGTGGTGGCAAGCTGGCCAAACGACCAATTGGTCAACTGGATTTGATCCTTGGCTCCCATCAGATACACGTCGCCCTTGTGGGCTTCAACGCGCAGTTTTGAGGTCGGCGCGGTGGTCGAGCGGGCCATGTCCTTATAACCAAGGGCGGCAGTGTGCAGGTCTTGCGTGGACTTGAACCGCTCATCAGCCGGGCGGCGCATCCATTGGCGATTGGCTTCCATCAGGGTGGTCATGTCAAAATCTCCGTTTGCGTTTGTTGACATCGCCACCCTATCGAAATCAGAGGACATTGCAAGCCAGAAAATAAAACATGGTTAATCGCGTTTTGCGAGGTGGTCGCGGCGTTAACCCTAATGATTAAGGTTAACGGGTGGTCGCATAAAAATTGAGGCAAATTTGCCTCAATCTTTATTCAATCCTCCCGCTTGCCGTTGATGTCGAAAGTGTATTCGTTGCAGGTGATCGCTTCATCGACCTGCTCATCTTCCATGCGCCAATAATATTCCTCTTCCAACTGGCGGTAAATCCAGTCAGCGAAGTCGCGCATCAGTTGGCGGATGTCGGCCTCCGTGTCGATGTTCCAGCCGTCATATGACATGCCGTCCACGTCCACCGACATGCAGCCGGAATGCTGATAGTGGCCACTGTGACGCATCCGTGCCGTGAGGCGATAGAAGTTCTTCTTCTGGATGTCCTGCAAGGCAGAGGCAATGCGAATCAGTTCCTTGTCGCCCTTGGACTCGCCGCCGATCTCCTGCAACAAGGCTTTCAGTCCGCCCTTCTTATAGGCATAATCGCCTTCGAAGCACGCGCCGTCGCCCTGACTGGAAAAGCCGGAATAATAGATCGTCGGAGCCGATCCAGTACCGCCGCCGTAGGTTTTATAGGTTCGCCGGTCGATCTCGATCCCGAACAGAGCGCCGACGCGTTCCGCATCTTCGAAGATGAAATCGGTCTGGAAATCATCATTCTCGCAGGACCTCCACCAGTCGCGTGCCTTTTCCTTGGCGCGGTCGGACAGTTCCTCGAATTTGTAGATCGTGTATTCCTTGGTTTCGGGCATGTGCGTTTCTCCTGTTGACACGATCAACCTAGCATATTGCGAGGATCATGCAAGCGGGAATGTGAGACATGGTTAAGGATTAAGGTTAACGCGGGAACCGGATCGGCCGATCGGCGTTAACCTTACCAATTAGGGTTAACAAACCGGGCAAAAAGAAACCGGGCACGAATGCCCGGTCAAGTTGGATCAGAGGTGGTCACATTGGCCAGATCACATAAAACATGATCAGCCAGACAAGGGCCATTAGTACCGGCATGACGCCTAGCACCTTGCCCTCCGCAGTAACCCGTCGTCGTCGGTTTTGTTCCGCTGCATCTTGTCGAATTCGCGCTGCCATTCCCGGCCCTCCGGGCTCTCCGGGTGGAACGGATTTTCATCGTCCTCCTCGTCGTGCTCATAGAGGATTTCGGCGTGGTCGAGACTGGCGAACACGTGTGCGAAGCCACGCGCCTCCAGTGCCTGCCGGTCGAACTGTACGGCCATCTGGTCGGCCGCGCCTGCCGTCATCATGTCATTGCCGCCCGTGGCCGCGACCTTGCGGAAGATGTCGGCGTTTTCCTTGAAGCGGTCGGCCGCGACTTGCAGGCAGTTGGCCAGCGCGCTTTGATTGTGGTGGTTGACGGTGAATTTCATGTTCTGCTCCTTTGTTGACGTGATCACCCTAGCATATTGCGAGACCGGTGCAAGCAGATAATGAAACAGGGTTAACGGCACCGGCCGGGCGTTAACCTTAATCATTAGGGTTAACACCGGGTCGATTGGAAAGAGGCGGATTGCTCCGCCTCCGGCCATCCCGGCATCAGTATCCGTGGGGATCGGCTCTTGCGTATTTTACCTTTCCCTCATCTACGTAGAGGCCGGTTTCGTGGTGGCCGTCGCCCTTCACCCAACGGTGCGCGTATTCCCTCGTGACGCGCCGGACGTGGTAGCCTGCGGCCTGTAGCTTCTGCTCCTCCTTGACGCTGGCGATCTCCACCAGCGTCGTCGTGTGTGCTGTTTCGCGGATCGCGTAGAACATGGTTAATTTCCCCTGTTGAATGCCCGGTTGAGTTCGCCGGTCGGATCGTACCGCTTGCACTTCCTGTCGAAGGCCTCCAGCGCCTCTGCGGCGGTCTTGCAGTAGTCGCCGCCACTGGTGCCGCCAACCTGCGTGTTCGCAAACCAGACGACATAGGGGTCGTGGCTGTTGCGCAGGAAGGCCAGCACGATTGCGCCGGGTGCTTGGATGCCGTCGCCGTCCATTCCGTAGAAACGATCAGCGCGCATCTTGTAATCTGCGATCAGTTTGGGATCGCCCTTGACGGTGTCCATGTCTCAGACCTCCACACAAGCGGCAATGAAGCGGGAACGATCAAAGCGCGGATTGGTGCGCGCCAGTTCGTCGGCGAAATGTTCGATCACGTGCGCCTTACGCGACTCGTCGGTCGTGCGGTAGTTGCGCAGGATGGTGGCGATGGTGGCGAAATGCCGGTGCTGCATTTCGGACAGGCCGGTGCGCTTGTCCTTGGATGCTGCTGCTTTTTCAGAAAGGGCCATGGGTTTGATCTCCGTTGTTGACGTTCACAGATTATCAAATCCTTGCGTCTTGTCTACTCTTATTTTGCGAGATTGTGGATTATGGTTAACGCCGGGGCGCGCGGCGCGCCTTCTTCATTAACCTTAATAATTAGGGTTAACGCGGGTCGAGCAGGTTGGGCCGCTCCTCAGAGCGGCCACAGGACATAAAAGAGAATGATCCAGACGATCGCCATCAGGATCGGCATGGTCAGGCTTTCCAGCCATGCCCGTTGTAGAAGGTGAATTGTTTGTCTTCCTTGTCCCATTCTTCGGTGATCGGCTCGGAAATCGCTGCCAGAAAGCAATCGGCAATGTAGTCCTTGATGCCTTGCTTGTCGCGGCCGGAGATTTTGATATTCGGCGATGTGAAGCTGGACTCGATGGTCACCACGTGATTGGTCCAGCCGTCATACATACCGGATTCGTGCATGTGATGGAAACCGACATGAAAGACCAGTTTCGCTTCGGTCGATTTGTCGTAGTCGAAATGCGTGCCGTTGTCGAAACCGGAGCCAGACGGCATGAACGCCTTCACAACACGATCGATCTCGTCTTGCTGGCGCTCGATCACGGGAATATGGCATTCACCTCCACGCTTCTCCAGATGCGCGATGGTGGCGACGCGTGCGGCGATGATATGGGAAAGTTTGTGCTGGGGCATGTCTGTCTCCTTCTGTTGACGCTTCAACCTAGCATTTTGAGAGACAGACGCAAGCGGTTTGATTGCTTATGGTTAATCGCATTTTGCGAGGTCGAGCACGGCGTTAACCTTAACAAATAGGGTTAATTTTTCACTATGCTGCTTTTGGGGCTTTCCAGCCAGTGTGGTTAATTGGTTAATAATATCAATGGGTTAACCTTAACGAGGTGCGCAGCATGTGTCGGGTTTTTGTTAAGGTTAACGACATGCTGGATTTGCGCCCGCAGGCGTTAACGTTAATAATTAGGGTTAACGGCTCGGGACCATTAACCTTGTAAAATGCGATATGGTTAACGCCGTGAAACATGCTGCTTTTACCGGAATCAGGGATGTGATTTGGGAATATGGAGTGAAATCAATAGGTTAGCGGCGTTTGCTCAGACGGATCAAATTCCGCATGATGCACTGCACAATTAATGAATATGGTTAATGATCAAGGCGTTAACCATATCTGTTAAGGTTAACGGCATGATGTGGCGTTAACCATACTTGTTAAGGTTAACGCGATTCGGGGGAGGTCGGTCAAGTTTGAATAAACTCTTACCGAAATTTTCTCGTGAATTTTCTCTCCGGCCCGGCCCCGCTCCGGCCTATTTTCTCTCCGGCTCCGGCCCTTATTCCGGCTCGATCCGGCCCGAATTCTCTCCGGCTCCGGCCCTTATTCCGGCCCGGTCCGGCCCATTCTCCGGCTCCGGCCCTAGACAAAACAAAGCCGCCCCGTTGGCAGATCGGGGCGGCTAAGGTTCGGAAGTGCTTCGACTCCGGGGCTGGATAGGTCGAAGCAGCGTGACAATGTGACGGTTGAGTGCAGATGTCAAGCGGAGAGTTTCTTGACACCGCGCTTCCACCCACCATCGGCCCGGCTCCAGTTCAGGTACTGGCTGGTGGCGTCCACGTCATCGTCGTTCTTGGCGAACGGGAAGCGCAGAAGCTGATCGATGTATGTGTCAAGCCACGGCGCGCGCTCCGGCAGCAGGACCTCTCCGGCCTGCCACATGGTCATCGTTCCCTCGAAGCGGATCGACTTGTCGTCGCGGCCGGGATTGTATCCGATCACCGAGCAAGGTGCGTGGCCGGTCCGGGCCTGCACATACTGGTTACCGGCTCCCTTGGTTTCGCACAGGATCATATCGGCCTCCCATTTCTTGGCCATGTTCTCGATCTGCTCGACCAGTTGCGGGAACTCGAATTTACCGCGCAGCGTGTCCATCAGATAGTGCTTGTGATCCGATCCGAGGACCCAGCACTGGATCGCCGAGAAGTCGGCCCGGACCGTATCCTTTTCCGCCGAGTCCACAGAAATCACGGTTCTCAATCTGTGGAAAGGATTCGAAAATGCAGAATTTGATTTTCCGGGGGAAAATTCGGAGGGTCCCCGGCGTCGCATTTCGTTGGCAGAAATTTCGTTTTTCTGGGAAAAATCCGAAGGGTCCCCGGCTCGCTTTTTAGGAGGTGAATTATAATACTTAATCCACTTCCGCTGCAAAATGTTACCTTCGCTCATGGTTGGCGAACCTTGGTAGAGACTTTCCCAGCGGGATGCAACCATAGGTGCCTTTATGTCCAAAAGGAACTTTTTCGTAAAGAATTCGGGCCACAAAACCTCGCCTTCTTTTCGCTTCAATTGGTCCACATCCTCGCCCAACGAGAAAGCGGGCAGGTTGATAATGGTCCACGGCTCCATTTCACCTTCGGCGATCTTTTCCTCCAGACGGCCGACGATGTCATCGGAATGCCAGCGTGTGACGATGATGAGCTCGCCAGAGCCCGGCAGGCGACGTGTTCGAAAGTCGTTCGTCCACCAGTGCCAGACCGTTTCGCGGGTGACCGGCGACTGTGCCGATTTCTCGGTCGGATACGGGTCATCGATATTGTTGAAGTTCGAGCGGTAACCGGAGATACCCTGACCGACGCCCTTGACGACATAGGACGCGCCATTGGTCAGGATGATTTCGTCCACCGAGGCGGTGCGGACGACGATCCCCGGAAACACCTTCTGGTAATTGGCGTTGTCGAAAATCTGATCGCGCAGCTTCTTGCCAAATTCCTTTTCGGCGAACTTCTGGGTATGGCCTGCCTGCAACCACTTCTTGTTTTCATGGCGACCCATCCACCAAGATGGAAACAGTCGGGACCCATAAGTGGAGTTGTGGACGACGATGCCATCGGCAAGAAAGGAGTGATCGACATCGACCGTCAGGCAGCGTGTTTCGGTGGCGTCCACCGGCTCGATCATGCCAATCTCGTCCTCGCCATATCGATTGTCGAAGAAGCGGCGGACGGCCACCGGCTCATCCCAGAAGCGACGATTGATACCGACGATGCGCAGGGCCTTCTTGAGAAATGCGATATCCTCGTCCTGATGAACTGTCAGGTTCCAGAAGTGGGTTGGCTCGTAATTATAGCAGCGTTCGACATGGACACCGAGCGTCGCCCGCGCGCCAAGCCGCATCAGTAGCCGACGAAGGTCTTTGCAGAGCCCGGCATTGCGCAGCTTGATCGACATCTGACGCTGGCTACCGGTATGACGGGAACGCTTCGGCCGCAGATTGACATCCATCGAGAAGATCGCCCCA